GTTATAGTTCACAAATAATATAATAGATGATTTATACTAACACGAATAGCTCTTTCCCAAGTCAGGTGGTACCGGACGAAGAAAAACAAACATTAGACTATGGCTATGCGGTAGGTATGGCAATAGAAGGTGAGTGGTTCAGAGGTAATAGAACTAGTCTTGGAAATGACAGATGGAGTACCAACTGGCAAACATTCCATAACCTTAGATTATATGCTAGAGGTGAACAAAGCATACAGAAATACAAAGATGAATTATCTATTAATGGCGATTTATCTTATTTAAATTTAGACTGGAAACCAATACCAATTATACCAAAGTTTGTTGATATAGTTGTTAACGGTATGTCTAATAAATTATTTAAAATAAAAACATTTGCACAAGATCCACAATCAGTAGCACAGAAAACAAACTATACTGCTGCATTGTTAAGGGATATGAATGCAAAAGATTTGTTGAATGATATTCAAGAAAAACTAGGTGCAAACTTATATAGTACGCCAAACCCAGATTCATTGCCAGCAGATAATGAAGAATTAGAAATACATTTACAATTAAATTATAAGCAAGCAGTTGAGATTGCAGAAGAAGAAGTCATTAACTACGTTTTGAATAAAAACAAATATGACAATATCGCAAAGAGGCTTAATTATGATTTAACGGTATTGGGTATTGCATGCGCAAAAACAAACTGGAATGGTTCTAATGGTATCACAATCGATTATGTAGATCCAGCTAATTTAGTTTATTCGTATACTGAAGATCCTAACTTTGATGACATGTACTACGTTGGAGAAGTTAAGTCAATTAGTTTAGAAGAATTAAAAAAGGAGTTCTCTAATTTAACTGACGAAGATCTAAAAGAAATTGAACAGTTTCCAGGGACAAATGATTATAGTCGTACATACACAAATCAAAACTACGACACAACTACAATACAAGTTTTATACTTTGAATACAAGACATATTCAAATCAAGTATTCAAAATAAAACAAACAGAACAAGGATTAGAAAAAGCATTAGTTAAGTCAGATGGATTTAATCCTCCAGCAAATGATAACTTCAATGTAGTATCAAGAAGTATTGAGGTTCTTTATTCAGGAGCAAAAATACTTGGGCATAAAAGAATGCTTAGATGGGAATTGTCCCAGAATATGACAAGACCATTAGCCGACACTACTAAAGTAGATATGAACTACGCTATTTGCGCACCACGTCTTTATAAGGGAAGAATTGAGTCTATAGTAAGTAGAATTACTTCTTTTGCGGATATGATCCAGATAACGCATCTTAAATTGCAACAGGTGCTTGCTAGAATGGTTCCAGATGGAGTATTCGTTGATGTTGATGGTTTAGCTGAAGTTGATTTAGGTAATGGTACAAATTACAATCCAGCGGAGGCATTGAATATGTATTTTCAAACGGGTAGCATTGTTGGTAGATCAATGGCGCAAGATGGGTCTATGAACCATGGCAAGGTTCCAATTCAGGAATTACAAACATCGTCAGGTAATGCTAAAATTTCATCGTTAATAAATACATATCAGTATTACTTACAAATGATTCGCGATGTGACCGGACTTAATGAAGCAAGAGATGGTTCTATGCCAGATTCTAATTCATTAGTGGGTTTACAAAAAATGGCTGCAGCAAATTCTAATGTAGCAACCAGACACGTATTAGATGCAAGTTTATATATAACATTAAGAATATGTGAAAACATATCCAAAAGAGTTGGTGATTCATTAAAATTCCCGTTAACTGCAAACGCTTTAGTACAAAGTATATCAGTATCAAATGTTAGAACATTAGAAGAATTACAAAATTTAGATATTCATGATTTCGGAATATTCTTAGAATTAGAACCGGACGAAGAAGAGAAAGCTCAGCTAGAACAAAATATACAAGTCGCTTTACAGTCAGGGGGAATTGATCTTGAAGACGCTATTGATTTAAGAGAAATTAATAATCTTAAACTCGCTAATCAATCTTTGAAATATAAGAGGAGAAAGAAACAAGAAAGAGACCAAGCAAACCAACAAGCGAATATACAAGCACAAGCACAAGCAAATTCTCAAACAACAGAAGCTGCTGCATTAGCTGAAGTACAAAAACAACAAGCTTTAGCGCAGACTGAAATTCAAAAGATGCAAGCAAAGAATCAATTTGATATTCAAAAAATGGAACATGAGGCCCAACTTAAAAAGTTGTTAATGGCAGAAGAGTTTAAATATCAAATGCAATTGGCACAGGTTAATGCTCAAGCACAACAATCAAAACTTAATACTATTGAGGACCGTAAAGACAATAGATTAAAAACAACAGCAACACAGCAATCTGAATTAATAGATCAAAGACAAAACAAAACAATGCCAAAAGATTTTGAATCCGCTGGTTTTGATAACATGAGTGGTTTTGATTTAGCTCAGTTTGAACCAAAATAAATTTTATCAATCAATCTTATAATATTATATCATGTCAGAAGCAATTAAAACAGAGGGCGAATTCAAAGTAAAAAAACAAACGCCAAGGAAATTAAATAAAGTAGATCAGATTACAAAGGTCACAATTAAAGAAGATGAACCTATTGTAGCAAAAGAACCTGAAGTAACAAAAGTATTTATCCCTAACGAAACAGAAACAACAGATGCCATTCAAGAGCAAAACACAAATGAAAGCCTGTTGGGCAGCAAAGGATCCGAAGTGGGATTGCAAGAAGTGGTCCAAGGAAACGAAGAACCTAAAATCATTACCAGCCAAGAAGAAGAAGTAACTTTAATAAATGAGATTACAGAAGAAGAACTTCAACAAGAGGCTGTTAGTTTAACACAGCAAGCAAATGAAGCAATAAGAGCTTCTGAGTATTCTGGGAAACCATTACCTGAGAACATAGAGAAACTTGTTTCTTTTATGGAAGAGACTGGTGGTGATATTAATGACTACGTTAGATTAAACGCTGACTATTCAAATATAAATAACGAAACCTTATTAAAGGAATATTATAAAAAAACACGTCCACATTTAGATAATGAAGAGATTGAATTCCTTATGGAAGACAACTTTGAATATGACGAAGAGTTGGATGAAGAGCGAGACATTCGTAAAAAGAAACTCGCTTTCAAAGAAGAGGTTGCAAAAGCAAGAACATTTTTAGACGGGCTTAAAAGTAAATATTACGAGGAAATCAAGTTGAGACCTGGTATTACACAAGACCAACAAAAAGCAAATGACTTTTTTAACCGCTATAATGAAGAGCAACAAATGGTGGAGTTGCAGCATTCAAAATTTAAAAACGACACTAAAAACTTATTTAACCAAGATTTCAAAGGTTTTGATTTTAATTTGGGAGATAAAAATTTTAGGTATGGCGTTGCTAATAAAGATGCTGTTGCAGACAAACAATCAAACATAACTAACCTAGTTAAGAAGTTCTTAAATGATAAGGGAGATGTTATAGATTTGAAAGGATATCACAAAGCCATGTATGCCGCCGATAATGTTGACACAATCGCAAAACATTTTTACGAGCAGGGTAAAGCCGATGCGATAAAAGAAGTTGTTGCAAAATCCAATAACATTTCAACTGAGCCTAGGCAAACTAGTTCAGGAGAATTATTTGTTGGTGGAATACGTGTAAAAGCTATTAATGGCGTTGATTCTTCAAAATTGAAAATACAAACAAGAAAATTTTAACATTAAATTAAAAAATTATGGCAGTAATAACGCCTTCTCCAGCATTTGGTACACTTATACCAAGTCAGACTCAAACTCCTAATCCAGGAAGTTATTTAACATTCGATTCCGCTTCAGGTGGTGGAACATTCGCAAAACAGTATTTACCAGAAATCTACGAACAAGAAGTAGAAAGATATGGTAATAGAACATTATCAGGATTCTTACGTATGGTAGGAGCTGAAATGCCTATGCAATCTGATCAAGTTATTTGGTCTGAGCAAAATAGATTACATGTTGCTTACAAAAATGTAACAGTTGTTACAGCAACAACTTTTAAATTCACAGTAGGTAGTGTTACTGAAGGAAACGTTACGGCTACAGTTACAAATGTTTTGTCAAAAAATCAAACAGTAGTTATTATTAACCCAGCAACTGGGCGTGAAGTAAAAGCTATTATCACAGCGGTTGGAGCTCCAACAGGTTCGCCAAGTGAAGTTACAATTACGGTTGCTCCTTACTTATCGGCTTCTATTGTTACTGGCTCAAATGGTACTAATGGTATTCCAACATCAACAACTGGTTGTAAAGTATTTGTTTATGGTTCTGAATATGCTAAAGGATCTACTTTAACAGGTGATTCTTACCTTAGTATTGATCCATCTTTTACTCAGTTTAGTAATTCACCTATTATAATCCGTAACAAATATACTGTTAATGGATCTGATATGGCTCAAATTGGATGGGTAGAAGTTGCTACAGAAGCGGGTGCAAGTGGTTTCTTATGGTATCTTAAAGCAGAATCTGAAACTAGATTGCGTTTTGAAGATTACTTAGAAATGGCAGTAATCGAAGGTGAATTA